CTGTGGTGAACCGACGAGTATGAAGATTTGCAGGACGTGCAAGATAGCCTCCGCGGGCGTTAAGACAACCTCTGGATCATCGGCTCGTAATGAGATCAATGAGTCCTTCACAGAAGTCCCGGAGTTCGTGGTTGCTAAGCCTCCGGCTGATCCTGAGCATTATGCCAAGGAGCCAACTCCTCCAGGTTCTCCTACGGTTTCACTGCTTACGCCGCGCCTCCGTCAAACTTCAGCGAAGCCTAAGTCTGCCGTTTGTATACGGAACCACATGGTGGTTGACTCGGCGTACACTTGTCCTACCTGTTCGGCGGACATCACGGCCTACCAAAGGACCAGGCAGGACGTTGTTCCTAATGTCTACGATCGGAACACTTCGAAGACCAGAGGAGGTTGTTACCTTTTGCTTCTGAAGCCAGAGGCTCGGCCCGCGGCTTTCCTATCGTTTGGGTATTGGGCGCCTTGGTCGTTCCTTCAACGCCTGCCAGCTGATGTCCGGGACCCGTCGGCAACGAATCTCCATGTGATCCGATCCTACAATGCAGCTACCAAGTTGACGCATATGCATGTTCGGGATCGTGAGCAAAAGTTTTCGACTGTTCCCTTCGATTGGGCTTGGGCCCCCCGCAATTGGGAGTTCCCTGTCCTCGTTGGTGGCTTGCCGCCTGATGAGAATTCGGTCTTCATAACTCCGTTTTGGATTGGCATGGCAGAACATATCTATAATCGCTTCCTTGCCGCTTCCCCGTCCGCGATGCCTCACTCCTTCGTCACCGAATTCCGCAAACTCATGACCACTCCTTTGACTCAGGTGCGTCTGATCGCTGAGCAAATTCGGCAAATCGGGGAAGTCATATCGAGGTTCATGATAGCGCTCTCTCTTTCGATGCAGACGGCCATGGTCGAAGCGCACTCCGAACTTGCTCGGATCTTCGGAGTCAAGCTTACCACTCGGCTCAGAGCCAAGCCAGCATGGGCGCCCTTGTTCTTGCCTAAGATTCCGCCTAAGAACGCCAAAGCCAAGGTTCGCGCGGACCATGTGAATCTCGAGCACCACGTTGCCTTGCAACCTTTCGAGACGGCCTGCGAATTCCATGCGAGGCACATAGGAGCGGTGATGTCAATGCCGGTGGACGAAATCCTCTCGCTCAATCAGATAGTTAAGCGAGTGAATAAAAACCCTTACGTCGACGCTCATCTCAACTACCAGCGCCGAAAGAACGATCTCTTTGCTGAGCTCTCTCCCGCCATAGATGCCTTGCACTTGGCGACACCAGCCAACCTTGCCCGTTCTCTTCTCCGTTATGGACCGCGTGACGAATCTTTCCCGGTATCATTGGCAGAGCAGGAAGCGGTGGTCGAGGCCCTTTATTGGGCAAACCCTGAGTTGTACGGACATGCCACTCTCATCGAAGACCATCGCCTCATCAAGAATTGGAAGGGCTCACCTGGTTTCCCCCTCCTCAACTTCAAGAAGAAGAAGGACCTTTGGGCCTATCCGGGGCTTACGCAGCAGATCTTCCGGGCGGCCGATGCCTCTTTCGCACAAGAGTTGTGGGGCACCTCCCTCTCGCATACCTTCCCCAAGAGCCAGGTGGTTACTTGGGAGAAGTTTGAGAAGAAGGGCTACGGCCGGTCTATCCTTGGCGTCATGATGACGAACCAAGTTAGGGGGCGACGTTTCCATGGGGACATCAACGACAGGCGTGATCCCTGGAATGCACCTGGCAAACCCGGTATGCCCATGACGGGCACAGCCTTCAATCGCCTCTATAAGGCTGTGGAACACCACTCCCATCATTACTCGCTTGACGGCTCGAACTACGACTCTACTGTGAAGCGCGGGGTTCTCGACACGTCTAAGATGTTGCGTAAGAAGGGATTCGAGTGGCACCCGGACTATGAACGAATTGCAGTAGCTCTCGACGCAATAGAGGATGGGGTTTTCCACGCACATCTGATCAACCTCATCGCGCCTTTGTCGGCCAAGGAACGTGTCATATGGAAACATGGCGGGATCATGACTGGTCACGAATCCGTCACTGAGGACAACACCCAGACCCTGCAGATAGCCATGCTCCTCACGCTTTCGCGGTATTGGGGTGTCTCCGCCAAGGAGGCTCTGGAACGCTACGACCTCGAGAACGTAGGCGACGACAACTTTTTGCACTGCGACGAGGAACTGGATGAACAGAAACTAACGGACATCTTTAGGGAAGTCACGGGGGTGCAGATGCGTTTCGAAGCTAAGGGAACTGAGGTCACCGGAGTTGAGTTCCTGTCTAAGACGGGTTATGTCATGACCGACGCCGACAAGGATGATCTCAAGGCTGCTGGTGTCAAGGATGTAGAAAACCTCAGATACCGGGTGGAACACGCCGAGCAGCCCATCCTCTTCCGTTACGTCAACCTCAGAGCGGATGTCGCTTCTTCCTTGTCTTATCACAAGCGCACGCGTGATCGGGTCACCTTCACGGAGACTCACCTCAATCGTATATCGGGTTATGCCTCTCTCACAGCACACCACAAGAAGGTCCATTCCTTCCTTGCGTCTGAGAGGGAATACTTCCTCGGCCGTTTGCCGCCAGGTGAAGCCGCTCTCTTGCGGAAGAGAGTCCCATTCCCGGAATACAACAAGGTTCTTCGTGACTGGTACGCTCCTTTGCCTGTAGACGACTCCAAGAAGTACTTGGTCGATGCCAAACTGGTATACTGGGATTCCATCAATGTCAGGGCTTACAAAATCGATCGCGCCATGCGCATCGTCAAGCGACGGGTTTTCGCCATTGATCCTGAGTTCTACGACATCCCGGATCCCACTCGACCAAGCGGTTTGCCAATCCCCACCAGGGCCCATCTTGAAGGCAGCCACCGTGTTGCTAAGTTCATCTGGTGGCGTGCGATGGAACGACTATGGGAATCGACCAACGGCCATGGGGTCTATGACGGGGTGCGGCCCGAGCTCTCTCTTCACGAATTCGAACTCATAGCCAGAGCGTCGCCCTTTTACGGCATCATAGATGTCGCTAGCTTCTACTCGGCTTTCGTTCCTGTGATGGAGAAGGAATTGGATGATGAGATGTACGGCCTGCTATATGCCAAGCGCATGTCTGCTCGATACCGCATGCATATGCTCATCCTTTCTGTCGCCTATACGGCGGTGAACCTTGGCCTCGCGGCGATCCCTGCCGGCTTCTTATCCATTGGTCCGCTTCTACTCGACTTCTACTTTGGTGGTCTCAAACGGCTTTACTCATATATGGGCTACGCATATTGGATGGACAAAGGAGTGGGCTCGCAGATTGTGTCCAACCTTACGCCAAAGGATCCCTATGGCATGTACAAGTTGGTTGCATCCCGGCTTGCGGCCTTGGTCCCCGAAGCCCTGGAGATTCCCGATGTTCTTATGGGTATGTTGCCTGACACTGGGGTCATCATCGAAGGTTGCGCTTCTATCCTAGGAGCTATAACCGGAGCTGGAACTCGCCGGGTGGGGAAGATCGCCCACAGCCCCGTCTCTGAGGCTGGTTTGCACAACAACCCCTGGAGCATCCATGCAACTCTCGCGATCCAGACGGCCCAACGACATATCTCCAAAGCGGTTATTCTTGATGCGCCAACGGCTTCGGGGAAGACCTATTGGTTCCCTCAGGCCGCGC